GAATCAAAATCATCTATACTATCAGTATGAAATTTGGATTCAGGAGAAGTTTCTTCTTCTTGGAACAACTGCTTAACTTCTAATCCTGAATCTTTAATTTTTTTTGGGACGGGTTTATAACCTAACTTGTAATAATAATTTCTAGCAGTTCCATCTGCTTTTTTATTTTTATTAAAGGCAAATGGAGTTGCATATTGAGCACCCGTACCTGGAGAGAACGAAGCTGAACCCCCAGTAACTGAGGCTTCTTCTAATTGGTTTTTAATACCAGTATATAAATCAGGATAATTTTTTCTTAAATGTGTTCTATATAAGTTAAAAGTATCTCTAACTTTACCTAACAGTTCTGCTATTTTTGGGTCATCTTTACCTGCTTGAGTAGTTGCAAGCTTTCTCATAGACTTTAAGGCTACAGATAATTTTTTTAGGGATTCACCAAAAGAAGGTAATTGGATTAATTTATGTTTTATTCCTCCTGTTTCCTTATTTATGTCTACAGTTTTATAGTAAGTGCTATCCTCTAAGTCAAAATAATCATTGACCATGTCCACTTCACCATATTGATCCTCTATTTTTTTAATAAATTTAGGATCTATTTCTGATGCTTTAACTGCAGGCATTAGTTTAATTTTTCAGTAAGTGAATAAAATTGTAATAGATCAACTAAATTTTCACTCGAAACCTTATCAGTTTTACTTAATGGAGTAAGGAATTTTTTAACTTCATCTAGTTTGATTTTTAAAACCTTATCATTTATAGTTTTAGATCTTTCTGTTAGTTGGATATGTAATTGGGCAACTTCTTTATTGTAAAATTCTTTTAAATATGACGTTGAATCAATTGAATTAATATACTCACGTAAAATACGTTTTTGATTAGAATTTAATTCTGAGTATTTACTGTTAAATTTCTCTAGAAGAATCTTATAAGTTAATACTCTTAAATCTTTATCATACGTCCCAAACTCTTCTAAAATAGTATCTGCTACTTTATCTTTATCAACTGATGATTGGGTTAGATATTCCATTAAATTAACCTTAATGTCAATTAACTCATTAGGATTATTAACTAAATCTGAATTGTAGCATTCAATTAGTTTATATAAAGAAGCTATTTCTTTATACTCAGATATTTTAGTTTTAAAAATATCTTCAACATTGTAATGCTGTTTTAGTTCCTTAATAAGGTTATATTTTTCTTTACGAAGTTTTTGCTTATTAAGCTTTTTAGAAGATTCTAAAATTATAGAAATTGTAGTAGATGCTTTAACTTCACTTACTCCCTTTTTAGAAAAGAAGGATTCGTATAACTTGTACTCTTTTCCTAACTCAGTATTAACAAAATACTTTTTTAAAATCACGGATGCAGGGGAGGGTTTACCCGATAGTGTATCAGAAGTAATCCTTCTCACTAGCAATTCAAACAAAAGCCCTGTGTTTTTGTACTTGGAATGTTTGATTTTCATTGAGTATATTTTTTTATAAATATATTATAAATATCAGTCCTTAATGTTAGATTCATCTAATAATGATTCACCTGATTTATCATCTTCAAAAATCATACGTTTTTTATTTGAAGACGGTATATCTTTAAACATTTCGCTATATTTATTGTAATGGCTTTTACCTTCTAAAGATAAAGCAGATCCTCCCTTAAACCCGGGATTCATACTATCTCCTTCATTTTTATCAGCATCTTTCATTCTTTGTACTCCTAATCTGTCTTTACCAAAGTTATCATCTTGGGTATTTCTATTAGTAATTTTTTCTTGAGGTCTTCCCAATGGAGATTTTTCGTTATATCCATCTGGTAGATTATTAGGATCAGAATATGTTCTACCTTTACCATATAATGAAGCTAAATCATGGGGTGTACCATATGATTTCCCGGATTCCATAGGATCATTTCCTTCATTTTCCATTTGATTTTGTCTAAATTTACGTTTTTTATCCTGTAAAATTAGGTCTCTATATTCATCATACTGATCTTCAGATAAATGGAAAATATTTTCATATACCCAATCAGTAGGAAGTAATCCATTATCAATTAATTCTTTAGCTAAATTAGTTTTTTCAGTTAATAGAGCAATTCTTTCTTGATCATAAATGATAGAAGGATTAGTTAATGAAATTTCAAAATTGGCTAACTGCTCACCTGTATAGCCCTGTGAATAAAGATGAACCATAGCAATTTTATATAATTCAGAAGTAATAATTCTTTGAATTCTTTCAATAGTTCTTGCAAATCTAATATCTTGAGCTGCTAATGTTGCTTTTCCTTCAAGATTTTCATCATAGCCCATAAAGGCTTTGGGTACTTTTAAAGCAGCAAATAATTTATCTCTTAAATAATTTACATCTTGGATACCATCATATTGTAAACCTGGGGTTGTTTCAATTTTAGTAGATGAATCATTCCCCCTAACAGGAATATAAAAATCTTCTAATGAATTTTGAAGATTATATTTTAGATTATAATCACCCGTTTGTGGATCAACATATGGGGTTCTTTTTAACTTAGAAATAGTTTTTTCCATAAATGCTTCTACCTCATTAGGTGGGATAGAACCAATATTTAAATAAAAGATACGTTTTTCAGGTGCTCTTACAATTCTATGTACCAACATTGCATCTTCCATTAAAGTATATTGTTTAAATAACTTACGAGCGGGTTCAATGTAGCTTCGTCCATAAGGTAAGAAATTAACATCGGTTAATAATCTAAAGTGTGCTATTTCATAATTTTCAAAATAGATTGAATTTGAATTTTGATAATCCTGTTGATTAGGAACATTATAGTAGCCATAATCACTTGATGCTACACCATCAGGATCAAATTTAAATACTACTTTAGATGGGTTTTCAGGATCCGAATGTTCTATTCTTTCAATATTAAATGCAGAATAAGGAATAACATTATAAACTCCAAAATTTTCGGCAACTTCTAATTTTAAAAAGAAATCCCCATACTTACACATATTACGAATCCAGGGCCAAAGATTAAATTCAATGTTTAAAACATCGTAAAATAGATTATACAAAATCTTTTGGATATCTTCATCTGGAGATTTGATATGAAGAACTTCACCTAAATCGTTTTTAAGGGTAGATTCATCAGCAATAATATCTAAAGCAGAAGCGATAATAGCATCTGTATCCATAGCATCATATTCAGAATATAAAGTAGGTCTTAAAGTTCTATAATTAAATGAAACCTGTTGACCATATAAAGATGTAATATTACTAGTGTAAAGTTTACTAAATCTATCTATTAAAGAGTTAGTTTGGATATCTCCAGATACTTGGATATGTTGAGTATCAAAAGTTCTAAGTTGATTATTACCAACGTTTCTTATAATAACATCCGAGGAAAACAATCTTTGTAATCTCGAAAAAAGCCCTTTATCTGCCATAATTTATTTTTAAATAAGCCAAGTTATATTTTCTTTCTTCCCATTAATTTCCATTGAGTAAGGATTTTGAGTTCTTCCGCTTACCACACCTGGTGTATAATGGTCATTTTTGCTAACATTCCCCAGAGCTGCTTTAGCTCTATCTAAGGATTCTTGTTGAAATTTTAATGAAGTATCTCTTAAGAACATTGCAATCCCAAAAGCCATAATTAAGTCATCATTATATCCAACTTGGGCTTCGGGTCTTCCGTTTTTCCATATAAATACCCTCATTTCTTCTAGAAGTCTTTTAGAACGAATAGTTACACTTCTATCTCCTATAAATTCTCTAAATTTATTAATAATTAAAGGTCTAGTTCTCATAGACATAGTAAAACCAGGAACCATTTCAGAATTGCCCTCATAGGATTGAAGATATGATTCTGCTGTTAGTTTATCCGATTTGGGAGAATGGTATAAATTTCTATATCCCCTTTCCCTTATTGCGTCAAGTGTTGCCCATCCAATATTAGCATTTTCAGGACATAACATTGCATTATTATACTCTGCTGCTAGTCCAACTAAAAAATATCCAAATTCCTTAGGTGGTAATTGACCCTTAAATTCCGCTACTTGGGTATTTGTTTCAATATCTATGACATGT